AAAAATATAAAAAATCAAAAAAATGACGCAAAAAATGATGCCAATTCTGGAACCAAAGATATCAAAAAGAAAGGCAAAATGGGTAAAAAGAAAGGTATAAGTGGTAGCCCAACTAGTATGTTTTTAAGCAATGGAATTGGAGTTGTTAAAAAAGCATTTATGATGTTTGCTACTATATTAATGATAGCTGGTGCTTTATCAGTACCTTTCTTATTGATTATTGTAGGAACATATACAATTATTAAAATGATCGCAAAACATTTTTCGCTTTTGTAAGCTTTTTTCTGTTCTATTATTAAATTACTATCTAGACTAATGTTTATTCTAGACACTGATAAATTATTTGAAGTAACACATGAAGATAGAGAAAAAGCAAAAACATACACCGGATATAAAATAAAAAATTATATGAAAGATAATTGGCGACAAATTGGAACAATTATACTCATAGTCATGATATGGTATTACTTTAATTACGTAGATACATTCTTTTGCAATAATTTTACTACTAAAATAGTTCAATCTGGAGGTGGTCCTTCTAGTTATGCTAGAAGTGTACAAGCTAGAGCAGGTGCTAACTGGGGTAAAGCAGCTAAGGGAAAAATTGGAGCCAAAGCCGATGCTGCTGGAAAAGCTATTAGTGATGCTCCAGGTAGAGCAGCTGCATATGCCCAAAGAAAAGTTGATAGTTTCAAAGTATTATCTGGAGCTATTTATCAAATTATTTTTCAAGTTGCTATATTTGTAATGACTTTAATTATATTTGGACCAGCACTTACCTTATTCATTATTATGATAGTATGTTTTGCAGTATTAAAACAAAAAGTTAGATTTGTGAAAGGATTATAAATTTTCTAGCTTATGCCATCTAGATCTATCTACTTTTAATTTTTCTTCTTCTTCGATATTATATGAAAGCACATATCCAGATTTCAAATCTGAAACTATCTTACTAGATTCTTCTTCTGTTAGCTTATCTAGTAAATCTGCGTCATTAAAGTATTTATCGTACAAGTAATTGACATAATTATCATCTAGTTCAACATCAGGATTTTGCTCTTTTATATTTTTAAGTAAATTACGAATTACCTTGGTTTTACCAGTATCATTTCCTATGTTAGAAAATGGAACAGGTCTAGCCTGATCATTGACATAATTTTCATTTTCATTTTTTAAAGTGGTTACACATAAAATCATGAAGATCAAAAATCCTAAATATTTATCAACATACATAATTCCGATAGCTACAAAATATAATACAATCCAACTACATATATTTGTTATACAGCTAAACATTACTTTCATAACTTTACTATTTGGGCTAACTATATCTACAAATATCATAACAAATAATAAAGTTACTACTACAATATATATGTTATATGTGGAACTTTTAGTTTTTTTAGTAATAATTTCCATTTATTATTTATTACTATTTTTTTGACATTTTAATCAATAATTTTTATATGATAATTAATATAATATAATGTGTTCATTAGAAGACGCATGGGGTACGACAGTATTTATGGGATCTGAAGTAGAAACACAGTCGGATGATAGAGAAAATTGCATGAAAACACCAGACAATCTTTTTTTTCCGAAAAATGATTATGATGTTTCTCCTTTAACAAAACCATTGCCAAATAAAAACAAATATACAAGAGGAATGCATTCATGTTATTCTAGAGAGGTACGAACTCCAAGTAAAATACATCAAGTACGAGGAGGTAACGGTGATATGGATGTAAGAATTAGTCCAATTTTAAATCAAAAGGGTGGTAATAATACACCACTTCTTAATAAAATAAATGAATCATTTTATGACCCCCATCCAATTGCAAATGATGGTAAACTTACGGATTTAAATGATGCTTTTACTGTCAGTAATACAGTAGATCGTTTTATGAATATGGGTATGGATATGACTAGTAAACCAGAACCAATTAATTATAGTCATAATGTAAATAATAGTTGGCATGATACTTCAGATCCATCTAGAATGAATAGACATATTGATACTTATGGTGGAAGTGAAAGTCTTCCATATGAAGCAGATGAATCAGTTGAAAAAATGACAGTTGAACAAATTAGATCAGAAAATGAAGAAGTAATTAAGCTTCTTGGAGATGTTCTTAATAAGCTAGACCGTCTTGAACAAAAAGTAAACACAAATAAAGAAGTAAATATCCATGATATGATACTATATATGATTGTTGTTATCCTAGTAATAACAGTATTATTCTTAGCGAATAGAAAATAAATTATAAATTATTAAGGAGATAATCAAGGTCATCCATTTCGTTTTTATATGTATTATTTACAGGTTGAGTATTTCCATAAAGAATATTTTTATTTATATCCATAACATCACGAAAATCCTCATATGGAATTGATGAATATGATTGTGTAGTTAATGATTTTGTATTGGAATAAGTTGGATTTACTTTCCAATCGATATATACTAAATTTTTACCCATATATTGGACTTTGAATCCTTTCTCTTTGAGATCTTCCATTATGTAAATGATACAGTTTGTTATATTATAAAGGGGTAATCCATAAACATATACTGGACATGCAAAGGTACAGCAACAGAAATTATGTTTTGTATTTTCGGCGACAATTCTTTTATAGCAACGTTTTAATATTTCATCGTATACTTTTCTCTTTCTTTCTTCTCTATCGTTTATTTCTTGGTGTAATTTGTTTATACTTAATGACATTTAATATTTATGCAGAAAAAATTGATTAATAATGGACAATATTACAAAAAAATACAATGAATTATTTGAAAACTAAGGATATGGTACAATTTTCAAATCACTGAAAACTAAACCCTTAAAATCCCACCATTTTGTGCCAAAACTAGTTCTAAATCCAGCACAAGAATATTTTGATGGGTCTATATAATTCAATGGATTATTTTTCATATCATCTGTTATATTTGGAAATTGTAATTTACAAATTGGTGCATATAATATCATACCATGGAATGGATAATTCACTCCGGGTTTAACATCATAGTGAAATTCCAACACAAAATCATTATGTGTTCCATTTTGAACACGTTTTCCTTGCCCAACAACAAAATATCCAATACAATTTATACATTTTTTATCTCTACCAGGATCATTAATATGTCCGTATATCTTCCCACAACATGAACAAATTGCACGAACTAATCCATTTGAATGACAATTATGACATTTTGTTTCTTTTTCAGCATCAGTTATCAATGTAGTTTTTTGTCCATTCACATAGTTCCATTTTCTATTATTGTAACTGGTTTTCATATTATATATATTATCACATATTGTACATTTCCTTATATATTTCAAATCATAGCATTTATCACAAAGATTGGATTGTCTTCTGATTGTTCCACTTGTTCTTACTATAGTCGATTGACATTTACTACAATTATTTGCTAAATTTGCCATATTGTTAAAATTGAATTGAATATTAATCAATTTTTCTTATAACTATGTCAGTTATTATTAAATTCGGTAGGAAGCAACAAAATCATAAATCATTTGCAAGTGTACTTAATGTACCTGTATATGATAAAATATCACGTATTGAATGGGTACAGGATACAGGAGAGGAACTTCCTTCTAAACTCCCATCTAATCTTAAAACTCTAAAATGTAATGGTAAAAATATCAAAGAATTGCCAGAATTACCTTGCAATTTGAAACATTTAGAATGTAATAATAATCAATTAACTAAATTACCAACATTACCAACCACGTTAAAAGTGTTAGATGTTAGTAATAATAATCTCAGAAGAATTCAACATTTGTCTAGACTTACAAAACTCGAAGACTTGTTTATAGGTGATAATAAATTAAGAGTATTACCTAACCTACCTGATTCTATAAAACATCTAGCATGTGAACTTAATAATATTTATACATTACCAAAACATATGCCAACTAAACTTATGATATTGAATATTTATGGAAATCATATTAGTGAACTCCCCTTAAGTTTACTAGAATGTGACATGTTTACCACTACTAATTTAATGAAACATTTTCCCTATTATGAGTTAGGATTCTTTTATGAGGAACCCTTAAGTATTGATGAAAATCCAGTATATGATGATATTTTGGATGCAAATTGGAGTCTAGAAAAATATTTCAAAAAACAAATGAAGAAAGATATCAAAGAATCTAAAAAGAGAAAATGTGATGGCAATAATAGTGAAAATAAAAAAATAAAAAAGGAACAATAATTATATTATCTAATAGTAATATACATAGAATGAAGGAAAGAACTTTTCATAATCAACTATGCAATGGTAAAATTAGTTATTATCCAAAAGGCGATATTAAAGTAACTGGAGTTGTAGCAGATGGTTCCGTAAGTGAAGTAAATTATTGGGCTGCAGCACCGGCTACACATGGAACTAGTTTCTATGGCAGTGGTCATCCATATCCAAATCCAATCATTGCCTATGATGGAACACCAAATAAGGGAACAGTTAAGGTAGTAGGTGGTGTATTTGAGTTTAATATCAAATACCCAAATGCCTACTATGTTGGTTTAGGAAGTTTATACATTCCGCCACATATTAATCTTAAAACTGTATCACCAGGTGGAAAACCAGAAAATGAAAAATATTTCAGTATCCAAATTGATGGAGGTATTCCATTTAGAACACTTACTTATCCATCTCCACCAAGTAACAAACCAAGAGTTAGTCCAATGTTTTATCATGAATGTATGGATACTGCTAGAAGCCAAGAATCTATTTTGAGGGCTAGTGCTTACCCAGAAAAGAATGAAATGCCAGATAACTTTTGGGGACTTAGACCACCAAGGTAAATTATTAACCCCTTTACACCCTTAGAAATTTAAAATGAGACATTCTTAAGTTAAAAAAAATCTATTTTAAACCTCCAAGGCTTAGCCTTTTCAGACTTATGTAAATTATGGTTATAGTATAGCGTTTACTATACTTGATTATTTTGGTATAAATTAGGATAAGGCTAAAAATTGTTTTACACAAATAAACCCGTATCCTACCAAACAGGAAAATTGTTATTATATCATTGGGGAAAAACCGATAAAACCCTCAATAATAACGGGGTCTAATAACTATTAAAGTTATTGACATATTTTTTTAGGATTAATGGTAGGATTAACATTATCCTGTAGTAACTCCTCTACCATATTTAATATTATACTTTATCTTTAAGTTAAAAAATTATAAACTAATTTAGTTAATGTAAAGTGTCTCATTTTAAATTTCCAAGGGTGTAAAATTGATTAGTTTTTCAATTTACATATTACATTATTATACTTAATTATGACATCACCATATAGTTGTAGAAGACATAGAAATAATAGACCAATTAAAGGTAAAATGAATTTAGGTAAAAGGATAAGATATATTTATAAGAAAATTTGTGGATGTTAAAATTAATTATATTGGTTCGCTAAATATTTTACTTTAAGATATAGTTGATTTAATATATTAGATATAATATTATGAGCTTCCTCGACTCACAAAGAACAACAATTAAGTCATATTTGACCGAGAATAATATATGTAAATTAAGTATAGTTGCATATTCTGATGGAATAATGGAAGTTATTGGCCAAATATATAATATTTTTGCTACAGGCAATGTACAATATTGGACATCTATGGAAAATCCTATTAAGCCATTACAATTTCCTGTAATTAATACTTATCCTGATGCACCTAATGATGACAATATATCAGTATCTAATACAGAACCATATTTTAATGTTAATATGAATAAGGGAAATACTAATATTTCAAATGGTCAATTTAAATTTACTACTAAATATACTTCACAAGGTGAATATTTTAAACTTCCATCTGACCCAATTTATATTCATATGATTGTTTCTATTGATGGACATCAACCAGTTAATATAGATATTAAAATGGATATGAATGTACCAATAAGATTTATAGATACTAAACAACCACAATTTAATTCATTTATTATACAACCAGATAATAAAAAAAAATCAACATTTTATGATGGTTATAAAGATCATGAATATTATGAAAGACGTCAACAATTTAGAGACCAAAACAAACCTAATTATGCTGATAGAGCAATGAATTTAATTGATTTACCTAATCTTAATCAAGAATATTTTGGAATGCCAGCAAAAAATGCTCCTAATACAATGAATAATTTTACCCCAGATGTTGATTTCCGAAGAACAAAAAATGTAGATTTAACACCTTTTGACCCATTTGGTCGTTAAATTATTTAAATTTTCATTTGTTTTTTATTACTGTATACAATTAATTTTCTTCTTTATCATTTTACACCTTAAAAACACTTTTTGGGAAAGATATAATCAAAAAATAAAATTGAAATAATTAACTTAAAAATTAGATATATTATATCTATATTTAAATAACCATGTCTAATAACGTAAAACAATTTAATATGACTTTGACGGAGTTTAAATCACTCCAATCTGCTAACCCTAATAGAGTTTATTTCTTGGATTTTATGGCTAATTGGTGTGGACCATGTAAACTCATTAAACCATTTATTCAAGAAACTGCTACCAGTTATGTAAATGAAGGTAAAGATGTTGAATTTTATATGGTGGTAAGTGATGATGATGACAATGAGGAATTAGTACAACATTATAATGTCAATGCTCTCCCTACATTTATGTTATTTAAAAATGGTAAAACTCTAGCTAGTATTACTGGTGCTGATAAGGAGAAAGTTTCTCAAGCACTTAAAAATGCACTTCCTAATTAATTAAACTTTTTCCTAAAATGTTTTTTGACTTAAAACTATATGTTAATTATAAATAATATATAAATATGTCTAGAAAGGTAGAAAGAATACAAAAATACCTTAAAAAATTGCATAATAAGCAATCTAATATTATTTTTTCTGTTAAGAAAAACATACTATCTCAAATACAAAATAATAAAACAGGTCTAGAATCAAATCATAAAGACAAACAATATATAGAATTATTTGGAAAATTACATGAAATAGATTCTGAATTAATAACTATATTAAATAAAAGGGTCGAAAACATTGAAAAAGATCCCATATATGATATTAATGATAAAGAATTGAATGATGGTCTAGAATCATATAAAAAAAATATAAATGATGCTATAATGGCTATAAAACAATCATATGGATATGGTAAAATGACTGATGATAATGTATTGGATGAAACTATTAAAAAAATAGAAAAAAAAATAATTGCTTTTAAAGTTCTTATTAAGGAAAATAAAAAAGAATTAGCTAATATTGATGACCAAATTGAAAAAACTGTAGAACAGGAAGAAAAAATACTTAGTGATGAGGTAGCTAGAATTCTTAATAAAATGGAGGATGAAAATAATGAATTATATGGAACTTTATATAAAGAATATGGAAAAAAAATAGATATGGAAAAAAGACTAAAAGATGCTCAGGAAAGATATAATAAATTATCTGAACAATATAAATCTGCTAAATTACACGGCGTTAAGTCTAATAAAAGTATTAAATCTAGTCTAGATAATAAAAAAGAGATCCAACGAAAATATAACAAGGATTCATATTTATTGAATAGTCAACTAGATGGTATTACTAAAGATAAGGAAGATTTGAACAAATTAATTAATGGTGATGGACATATGAATAAGGCTAGACTCCAAAGACGTTATCAACAATTATTGGATGAGGAAGAACTTGTTAAATCACAAAAATCAGAAATCCATAAAAAATATATGAATGATATTGAAAAATTTCAGTCAGTTGGAGGTCCTCAAGAATACATTAAAATTAAAAGGGAAATTGAAGCACTAAATAATCATATTAAAGGAATTAAGCATAGTATTAATAATTTTAGCTCAATGTACATCAATCCAATTTATGATGCATATATAACAAGAACTCTTGCCTTAATAGAACAGTTCAACTGTGCAAAAGAGAGAAGAGAGAAAATAGATGAAAGAACTAATGAAACTAGAAATGAAACTATTGAAAAATGTTCTAAAATGATTACAAGTTATGGAAATAAAATTATTGAATGTAATAATAAAATTAAGGAATTAATGGATAATGAGAAAAAAAAAGATTCACATTTGGCTTTTCAAATTAAAAATGTTCAATGGTATAGTAATATGATTAAAGATACTATACAATTAATTGATGAATTTATAAAAAATCGAACTGAAATTAATTCCCTAAGCTAGCTAAGCTAGTTCTACAAATGATTTATTAATACAATCTAATACAATGGTTTCACCTATTTGTTCATGTCCTTCACTATCTAGGTCTATATGGTTACCATAAATAAAATAATGCCATCCATATGGAATATATATTAAATTACCTTCTCGTAATACAATTTCTATAAAATTTATTTCTGTGTTATCTTTTTCTATTTCGGGTTTAATATCGATGCTAGAAACATTGTTTGTAAATGGTTCTAGATGTTTATCAGTATCTGGATTAAATAAAACTATGCGAGCTTCTCCTGTTACGGTTGCAAATAATTGTAATATATTGGCTTGTTTTACAGGAAATATTGGGGAGTTAATATCGGTTTCTATTAAATTCAAATCTATTTTCCAGTCATATGATAATACATTGTTATGGAATTGAAGATTACCTTTTATGATTGTCAGTACATCATTCATGTGTTCTTGTACGGTACTTTTAATTGTATCATAGTCTAGTCCTAATAAAAGGTCAATTCCATCCCAGTTTTGTAATTCTTTTTGTATAATAATGGGTAAACCTTGTTGATATAGATCGAATAATGTATCTGGGTCTGGGTCAAATACTTGCAAAATATTCATTTCATTATTTTTTTTAGTGTAAATATTACGTTGTGTTATGAGGATTACTATAAAAATGCAACATAATAGAAAAATAACACCAAATATGTAGTTCATGGTCAGTTATTAAATGTATAGAAAATTACCGCATGAATAAAACTTAAAAATTGATTTTAAGAATGTATATTAAAAATTATATTATGGGTCATTTTGGTAGTGATTTTAATTACCTTTATAATATATTGTATTCGATTTTAGTAATATGTCTAATAATTGGGTTAATCATATTACTTAGTGATGGTATAATTGAAATATATCCATGGTTAAAGTCATGGTTAAAGTCATGGTTAAAGTCATGGTTAATTAATATAATTTTAACATTTATAGGTTATAGCTTTTTCCTAGTTTATCATGAGATTAAAAATTGATTTCTTATGATATATATATAATAATACCAAAATAGTATATGAATAGTAATTGGACATCATTTTTCAAAATTTCACATGATGGAGGACAAAATTCGGGTGTCATTGGATTTTGGATTATTGAATGGAAACCTGTATTTTCTATTGTATTTCTAAAATTTAATAAAGGTACTCGTGAAGCATACCACTCACATGCGTTTAATGCCCTTAGTTGGTGGCTATGGGGTTCAGTTTTAGAGAGCATTATTTAGATGGAACTAAATTAAATTGGTATCCGTCTATTTTCCCTAAATATACTCCTAAAAAATGTTTTCATAAGGTTGAAGCCCTAGAAGATACTTATGCTTTAAGTATACATGGACCATGGGATAAGACATGGCAAGAATATAGGGGAAATGATGATCAGTTAGTAACTTTAGGGAATGGGAGAGAAATAGTTGAAATGAAATCTTTAGTAGATATTGAGGATAAAAAAATCTCTAGATGAAAAATAAATTAATATAATTAAATACCCAATTTAAAAAACAACTTAAGCATATTTTTTATTTATTATTCACGATCAATAAATCACAATGCCCAGAAAACAAGCTACCGGAAAGACTGAAAGTCAACCCGAAACGACTACTGAAGGAAGTACCGACGTAAGTGTTCCTCAGGAAACTACCTCCACTGCATCCGCTTCAGGTGATGAAAATCGCTGTGTAGGATGTGTAAAATGGTTTGATCACCAGAAAGGATATGGTTTCGTAACTCAAATTAGTGCTGGAGAACATCATAACGAAGATATTTTTGTACATCAATCTAATATTAGCACTAAGGAAGACACATACAGAATTTTATATGATGGAGAGACTGTAATGTATGATCTTCAAGTAACTGATGGAGAAAAACATCCATACCAAGCAGTAAATGTCACTGGTTATCAAGATATTTCTCTTCAATGTGAAAACAAAGCAATTCACCGTAGTGTAAG